AACCAGAAGTTCGTGCAGTACCTGCTGTCCTCCTACCTGTACTACGTGGAAGGCCGGAGCGTGCTCACGGACTCTGAGTTCGATGCGCTCTGCAAGGAACTGCTCGACCGGTGGGACGAAGTTGACCACCGCCACAAACACCTGACGTCTCCGGAGGACCTCGAGGCAGGCACAGGGTACGCCATCCAGTACCCCTCCATCGTTATCGGCGCAGCGCGGCACTGGTGGTATGCCAAGAACCCGCAGGCGCTGCAGACCCGCAAAAAGAAGACCCGATGAACCACGAAGAATCCACACTGATCCGCAAGGGGCCGTGCGACGAGTGCGGCTCGAGCGATGCAAATGCTCTGTACTCCGATGGACACACCCACTGCTTTTCGTGTGGCCACTTCGAGCGCGGGGACGGCGAAACAATCAACTTAGGACGGAAGAAAGTGTCAGAGAATCTCAACGAATACCGCGAGGCGGAAGTCACCGGTCTGTCGGCAAGGCAGATCAGCGAAGAGACGTGCCGCCTGTTCGGTGTACGTGTGGGCAAGCTCAACAGTGGCGCTACCGTCCACATGTACCCGTACTACAAGGACGGGCAAGTCGTGGCCTTCAAGGCACGCGGCAAGGACAAGGACTTCAAGTTCGTGGGGGACACTAAGCACCCCCCGATGTTTGGCCAGAATCTCTGGTCCAAGGGCAAGAAGCTGGTCTGCTGTGAAGGCGAGATCGACGCAATGTCCGTCTCGCAGGTACAAGGCAACAAGTGGCCGGTCGTTAGCGTTCCTAACGGTGCCAGTGGGGCCAAGCGGGACATCGCACGTCAGATGGACTTCTTCCAGCAGTTCGAAGAGATCATCCTGATGTTCGACATGGACGAACCGGGCCAGAAGGCAGCGAAGGAAGTTGCCGAGATGTTCGGACCAGGTGTGGCCAAGATCGCCACCCTGCCGATGAAGGACCCGAACGACTGCCTGAAGGCAGGACGGGCGCAGGACATCATCCAGGCGATCTGGAATGCGAAGCCCTGCAGGCCCGACGGTATCAAGTCGATCAGCGAAGTGGCTGCGGATGCGGCTGAGGACATCCCCGATGGTGCCCCGTGGTGGGACGACCGGCTCACGAAGCTGACCTATGGTCGCCGCGAGGGCGAGTGCTATGCGTTCGGCGCAGGCACGGGGATCGGCAAGACGGACTGGTTCACCCAGGGGATCGCATTCGACCTCCTGAAGCTGAAGCTGAACGTCGGCGTGATCTACCTCGAGCAGCCCATTAAAGAGACCGCCAGGCGGATCGCAGGCAAGGCAGTGGGTAAGGTGCTCCACGTACCCCGCAAGGCCACTGTGGAGGAACGTAGGGCCGCTCTCGAGGTTATCTCGGAGGGTGACCGCCTGCACCTCTATGACTCGTTCGGCGCTGCCGACTGGGAAGTGGTCAAGGCGAAGATCCGCTACATGGTCCACGGCCTCGGCTGCAAGTCGATCTACCTGGATCACCTGACGGCCCTCGCGGCCAACGTAGAGGACGAGCGGCGCGGCCTGGACCAGATCATGGCCGAGCTTGCGGCACTCGCACTCGAGCTGAAGATTTACCTCCACTTCATCTCCCACTTGACGCGGCCCAAGGACGGCCCGCCGCATGAGGAAGGTGGCCGTGTGAAGCAGACGCAGTTCCGTGGCTCCAACGCCATCGGGATGTGGTCGCACTTCATGTTCGGCCTGGAGCGCAACACGCAAGGCGAGGACGAGGAGAGTCGCATCACCACGTTCCGCGTCATCAAGGATCGCAACACCGGCCAGGCAACGGGTAAGACCCTGCCCCTGGGATACGACACCGCGACAGGTCTCCTCTTCGATACGGAGGCCTTCGCCCCCGAAGAAACCGCAGAGGAAGCATATGGCTTTTGAACAATTTTCCGTCGACGAACTAACCCACCTGTACGCAGACGAGTCCCTCGAGATCGTGAAGTACGTGGGCGACCCCGCGCTGTACCTGGTCCAGGACGAGTTCGATGGTGCAGACGTGGTCGAACTGAACAAGGCGCAGCAGCTTGCGCTGTACGTGATTCTCAAGAACCGTTTCGAGGCCTGACATGAAACCCCTGATCGCAGCACTCATGCTGGTCACCCTCCTCGGGGGGTGCAGCAGCCGGGATGGTCAGCCGTCGATGACGGGGCCGAACACCGTGCGCAACGATGGACAGCATGTGGCCTACGGGTCCACGGACGTGCGGCTGTTCGACATGGTGTCCCCCGAGGGCCACAAATGCACCGTGGCCGCAACCGATAACAACCAGGGCGGTGTCGCAATGCACTGCTGGAGCAACTGACATGAGCCGCTGGCAAGCAGCGTTCGACAAGTTCGACGCACACAACCCCGAGGTCTACGGCCTCTTCTGCAAGTTCACGCAGCAGGCGCAGGACGCCGGGTATCCGGTGGTCCCTGCTGACATGATCCTGCATCGCATTCGGTGGGAGAGCATGCTCGCGACGAAGACCGAGGACGACGAGCCGTACAAGCTGAACCAGAACTACGCGGCTTACTACGCTCGCAAGTTCATGGTCGACCACCCGCACCTCGGGAAGGTCTTCCGAACCCGCGTTCTGCGGAGCTAAACCTTTAACCTGAATACTTAGGAGTACCATGCGCATCACGTTTTTCGACATCGAGACCGATGGCTTCCTGGCCAATGTCACGAAGATTCACTGCCTCTCGATCAAGAACCCCGCCAACGGACGTGTGCGCAGGTTCACCGCAGTTGACATGGAAGAAGGTGTCCGCCTCCTCATGAAGCTCGGAGAGGCGGGCAAGCTGGTCGGTCACAACATCATCCCTTTCGACATCCCCGTCATCCAGAAGCTGTACCCCTGGTTCACGGTCCCGCTGGCGAACGTCGTGGACACCCTGGTGCTCTCGCGGCTGTTCTTCAGCGACATGTTCAACCGCGATGGCGGCTACATCAAGGCGGGCAAGCTGCCCGGGAAGCTGATCGGTTCGCACAAGCTCGAAGCCTGGGGCTACCGCCTCGGGCTGCAGAAGGGCGAGTACTCGACGGACTTCAAGACCGCGTGGATTCGCGACAACGTCGGTCCACATCTGGCCGAACACACCGACTCGCTGACCCCCAAGAAACGGGCCGCGTTCGATATGGACGCCGAGGCACAGTGGATCGCGGCATGGGGCAAGCAGAACTACCCCGAGGGCCTCGAGTGGGCCGCGTACTCCCCGGAGATGGGCGACTACTGCGACCTGGACGTCGAGGTCACTGAGGCCCTGTACGACCACCTCACGAAGCTGGAGTACTCGGACCTTGCCATCGAACTGGAGCACAAGGCCCGCCACTACTGCAGCATGATGGAGCGATCGGGCTGGCCGTTCAACGTGGAGCACGCTGTTGCTCTGTACGCGAAGCTGGCCCAGGAGCGCGACACCATTCGTGCTCGCATGATGGCGACCTTCCCTCCCCTGGTCATCGAGAGATGGTCGGAGAAGACCGGCAAGCGCCTGCAGGACAAGGTGATCGAATTCAACCCCGCGAGCCGGGACCAGATCGCCCAACGCCTGAAGGCCAAGTACGGTTGGGAGCCGAAGGAGTTCACCGAGGGCGGCAAGGCCAAGGTCGACGAAGACATCCTGAAGAAGCTCCCCTACGAGGAAGCTCAGATCCTGGCGGCTTACTTCCTGCTCGAGAAGCGTGTCGGCCAGATCGCTGAAGGCGACCAGGCGTGGCTCAAGCTCGAGCGCAACGGGCACATCCACGGGTCGATCAACACGAACGGCGCGGTGACCGGACGCTGCACCCACGCGGCCCCCAACGTGGCCCAGGTGCCGTCGATTCGCGCACTGCATGGTAAGGAGTGCCGCGCATTGTTCACGGTGCGCAAGGGCTTCAAGCAACTCGGTGCGGACTTGTCCGGTATCGAACTACGCTGCCTGGCGCACTTCATGGCCCGGTGGGACGGTGGGGCCTACGGGAAGATCATTCTCGAAGGCGACATCCACACCGAGAACCAGAACGCTGCAGGACTGCCGACCCGCGACAACGCGAAGACGTTTATTTACGCATTCCTATATGGTGCTGGCGACGAGAAGATCGGCTCCATCATCGGCAAGGGGCGTGCGGCTGGTAAGCGCCTGAAGGAGCAGTTCCTGAAGTCCCTCCCGGCCCTCGGGAAACTCAAGGACGCTGTGGAAAAGAAGGCGAAGACCGAAGGCTACATCTTGGGCCTGGACGGTCGACGCCTGACGATCCGCTCCGCACACGCTGCGCTCAACACCCTCCTGCAGGGCGCTGGTGCTGCTATCGCGAAGCGGTGGGTCATCGAGGTCTTCGAGGAAGCCGAACGCCGTGGCTTGCGCTACGGGTGGGACGGTGACTGGACCCTCATGGGCTTCATCCACGATGAAATGCAGTTCGCAGTCCGCGAGGGCCTCGAGCAGCAGTTCGGAGAGATGGTCGTCGAGTGCGCAGCGCGTGCTGGCGAGTTCTTTAAATTTAGGTGTCCTGTCGGTGCCGAATTCAAGATCGGCAAGGACTGGGCGGAGTGCCACTGATGGGGCAGACAGATCTTATGCACGTCCTTCGGGAGTGTCGCAACGCACCGGTGTACGTCAAGGGCAACTTCGCCCGGGCGTCCGCCATCGACATCGCCATGGCCGCAAGCCTTGGCTTCATTTCAACGATGGTCGAGTGGGGAGAGTTCACCAACCGGTGGCACCTCACGACCAAGGGCCTCGAGGTCCTCAACGCCGAGTCCAAGAGTCGGCAGAACCCCAAAAAGCGAGAGAGAAAATGAACGCAAAGCAATTCAAAATCGGCGACAAGCTGCGCCTGAAGGCCGAAGTCAAGGGCACGCACCCGAGCGCATTCCATGACCGCCTGGTGGTCGACACCGACGGCTACACCCATGATGGCCGCGTGGGCGTAGAGGCTCCGAATGGTGCCCTGGGTGACTTCTACCCGGCGGAACTCGAGGCGGATGGGTTCCGCGTGGGTGACCGCGTGATTGCCCCGGAATACCAAGGCAATGGACGCACCTTTGACGGCACGCTGACCGTGGACCAGGTGTGGGAAGACGGTGACCTCACCTGTGCTGGTGCCGAGGGAATCCTCGGCGTCTTCGCGCCGCACGAACTGCAGTACGCCCCTGAAGAGATCGAAGAAGCCCAGGAAGTCCAAGCGGTCGAGCAGGAACCCGAGGCACGCCCGGTGACCTATCGCATCTGCGTGGACAACAAGATCGGCACCACGGAGTACCCGAGCGTGGCCGCAGCCGAACAGGCAGCGATCCTGCATGGCAAGGACGGCGAGACGTTCTCCATCTGGGAGACGGTGATGGTTGCCGACTACCGCGTGAAGGTCACGAAGAGCGTGGAGATCGTCTGATGCTCCTGATCGACGCCGACATCACATGCTTCTCGTCGTGCGCCAGTGCCCAGGAGGAGATCGAGTGGGACGAGGACACCTGGTCCTTCTACTTCGACTTCGCCAAGGGCAAGCGGCGCTTCCAGGAGTGGCTCGACAAGGTCATCGACCAGGCGGGCATCTCCGAATTCAAGCTCTGCTTCACCGGGCGCAACAACTACCGCAAGGCGCTGAACCCGCTCTACAAGTCGAAGCGCGGCCCGAAGCCGGTCGGCTATGGGGCACTCAAGGACTGGGCCAAGGAAACCTACCCGTTCTTCGAGAAGGACCAGCTCGAGGCCGACGACTGCATGGGCATCCTGGCGACGAAGTTCGCTGGCAAGGCCTTCCCCGCAACCATGGACAAGGATCTCTTGACGATCCCTGGCCGCATGTTCCACCTCAACCAGAAACTCGAAGGCAAATGGGTCGAATCGAACGAGAAGGACGGCAATCGACAGTTCCTCCTGCAGTCCCTTATGGGCGATGCGACGGATGGGTACGGCGGTTGCCCGGGTATCGGCCCCAAGACTGCCGAGAAGCTCCTGGACAAGCACGGTGCAGTTTGGAAGACCGTGGTCGACGCGTACCTCAAGGCTGGACTCACTGAGGAGGACGCAATCATGAACGCACGAATGGCCCGCATCCTCCGCGCTGAGGACTGGGACTTCGAAAACAACGAGGTGAAACTTTGGACTCCTTGAGCTACCAATCGGACGTATGGGGACCCGCAGTCCCGCTGTCCATGAAGGAAATGGAGGCGCGTCTGGACGATCTGTCGAAGCGACCACTGGGTCACCCATCGCACGACCCCCGGCCGGGCCGCGTCCCGATCAACGGACAAGTCCCTACGCCACCTATCGCATACGACCCGAATCCGGGCAAGCCCCCCACGAACCCCAAGCAACTCTACGGGGACAAGAAGCCGCCCCTGCACCTGATCCACATGATCGCCCAACTGCACGAAGCAGCGGCGCTCCATGGGGGCAAGCGCAAGTACGGCGAGAACAACTACCTGGCCACCGAGGTCGAGGCCATGACGTACGTGGGCGCGATCCTGCGCCACCTCGGCCAGTGGGTCTCCGGGGAACGCGTGGACCGCAAGGAACTCGTGCATCACCTGGGCGCGATCCGGGCCTGCACGAACATCCTGCTGACCGCTGAGGCCACGGGGATGCTGATCGACAACCGGCCGACCATCGCAGGCCAGGACTCGCAGTTCCAAGAGCGCCGCGAGTACCGCACGGCGACCGAGGAGGCCTTCAAGGAGGTCGAGGCGACCATCGAGCACCTGAACAAGCTGTATCCGGAGAAGCTGTGAAAGACATGAACGGAGTCGAGTTCACCGAGGGCTGCAAGTTCATCAAGGCATACACCTCGGGCCGTTCGGCGCTGCTGCAGGAATGCGTGGCGACCATCCGTAACGGCAATCTGTACCAAGGGGCCTCCAAGGTCCCCATCCGGTACCCCGAGCGCTGCTACATCCTGGAGGGCAAGTGAGCACCGTCTTCCGCCGGTTCGACGCCACGGGGTCCCGGATCATGTCCGAAGACCGTGAGGGCACCTGGGTAAAGGCCCAAGACGCCTACGACAAGGTCGCGGTCCTCGAGGCCCAGATCACCACCCTGAAAGCACAACTGAAGGACGCGAAGCGCGAAGTCGCCGCGTTCGAACCCTCGGGCGCATCCGTCCAGGGCCACATCTTCTACACCAAACAAACAGCGAGAGAGCAATGAACACCACCAAGATCATGTTGAAGGCCATCGTCCTGACGGCCCTGATGAAGACCGTCGAAGAGAAGCGCCGTGCGCCGACCGAGGCCGAAGTGGCCGCAGTGACCGCATTCAACGAAGAGATCACCGATGCAGCCGCTGGCGGTCTCCTGGACAAGGACATCGACGAGGTGCTCCCGGAACTCCTCGCGGCCATCGAGAGCCTTGGCTCCGCGGAGGGCACGCTGTGAAGATGTTCTACGGCGGCTACTTCTGCCAAGCGACCCCCGAGGCTCGCAACAACGTCCCGGGATACAAGGTCGTGATCCCTTCGTACAACAACCATGAGTCGTGGGTCCCTGCGGACTTCTTCGACCTGTTCTTCAAGGAACTCACGCAATGAAGCTCGAGAACCAAGAGTTCTATTGGGCGCTGGTCAAGACCACGGTCCCGAGCGGGCCTTACTCGCGCTACGAGGCAGCCCTTGGAACCTTCATGGGTGGCCCCTCGGGCACCTCGTCGGCCCCGCACCTGTACCGCAGCGAAGCGAAGGCCAAGGCCCGTGCTGGTAACGGAACGATGTGGAAGGTGGCCAAGGTGCGCCTGGAGATCGTCGAATGACATACGAGACTGAGATCGTGCGCAGGGTGTACGACAACGACTGTGGCGAAGCGATAACCATCAGCCCGTCCGGAGACTTCCCTGGAAATGTGATGCTGCACGTAGAGCCGCAGCATGAGGCCTATTTCGGCGCTCTTCGCCTGGACCTACCCGGGTCTTTCATGCGACTTGTCGCGGCAGCACTCCTGAAGGCTGCAGATGAAGCGGAGGGACGCAAATGACAACCGTCAAGGAACTCCAGGAATACCTGAAGACCCTCCCCGAGGACACCGAGGTGAACGTGGCGTGCCAATACTCCGGTAGCTACTACAACGGGACCGAGTGGCGCGACATGGACCTGCACCCTTACGAGGGGAACGTCGAGTACATCATGGGCACCGAGGTTGTCCCTGGGACTCTCTATCTGGGGGACGCATGAAGATCATCAAGCGCGGGACCATTCCCGACGAACGCGAGTGGGAATTCGACTGCACCTGCGGCACGGTATTCGAATGCCTCCAGAAGGAAGTAAGTGTGCGGAACGACCAGCGCGAGGCTGGGAGCTACGCGACCTATGCCTGCCCGGTCTGCGCCCGCGAGTGCTACGGGAGCCGCAAATGAAACTCACCGGCGACCGCAACCAGTGCCCGTGCTGCGGCGAGTACTTCAACTCGACCGTGGCTTTCGAGAAGCATCGCCGTGGGGACTTCGGGAACGAAGAGAACCCCCGCCGCTGCCTCACACCGATGCAAATGATGGCCCAGGGCATGGCGACGAACGCCGACGGCTTCTGGGTGACCAAACTCAACACAAGGAGCTTCTGATGTACTTCGAGGATGTTCTCGAGATCCTGAAGTGGATCGCCCTGGTGGCCCTGGTGGCCTTCGGGATCCACGGCTGCATCCAGTGGGACAACAACCGCCCGTCGACCATCGCCGCTCGGGCCGCTGAGGCTGCGCAGGATGCTGCCAACCGCAAGCCGCACGTCATCCGTGAAGCGGACGGCTGCAAGGTCTACGCGTTCCTCTCCGAGGGGCGCTACCACTACTTCACCCGCTGCCCTGACTCCCGCACAACCACGGAATCCTCCTGGACCGAGAGCCACGGCAAGACCCACGTAACCAAAACCGAAACCATCGAGAACAACTGACATGAACCTGCTCCGTCAATACGCCCGCAGCCTGGCTGTAGGCATCCTCCTGGGCCTCACGATCCTGGGCACCCTGGCTGCTCTGGGCTTCGCGAACCAGGCCCACGCGGCCTACGTGTCGAGCTTCCGTGCGGCCCCCATGCGAGTCTACGTGGCCCCGCGTCCGGTCTACATCGCGCCCCGCCCGGTCTACGTGCGGCCCGTGGTGCCCATCTTCACCCCGCGTCCCGTGATCGTCGCTCGGCCCCCGGTCATCATCGCCCCGCACCCGATCTACGTGGCCCCGCCCGTGATGCCCTACGTGGCTGACGCTGCGGTCGCCCCTGCCTACTCGCAACCGGTGGCCGTGGTCCACTCAGGCTATGGCTCGGTGATCCTGTACACGTTCCTGCTGATCCTCCTGATCGTGATCCTCGGCTCGGGCGTCTGGTTCTGGAACCCCTTCGGCTTCTGGTACGTGGACACGGCGTTCTTCGACGTGGGCTACGGGTATGACGTGGTGGACTATGGCGTCGGCGCAGCGGTGTACGAATGATCCGCGAGCACAGTTACCACAAGCCGGGTGTCCGGATCCCGATCCGCAAGTGGGAGAAGGTCGACGACCGCTACGGCTGGCGTGGCGAGGACACCTACCGCCTCGAGGTCATGATCAACGGGACGATCCTGGACGCCAACGTCCGCGTACCGGCGTACCTGGGCGAGCGGGATCCCGAGGGCCTCCGTCAGCACATCGTCAACTCCCTGGCGCACCAGATCAGCGCAGTCATCGCGGATGAAGTCCGCAGGAGCATTGCCTGATGCCTTTCCTCCTCATCGCCGCCTTCGTGGCGCTGCTGGCCTGCGGGACCTCCGAGGCCGCAGAGAACCTGATCGACGTCGAGAAGCATGAACTCCCGACCCACAAACTGACCTGGAGCGACACGCTCGACACGGTCGTGGATCTGAAGAACGGGAACATCTGCTACATCGCCCGCCAGTCGGACAGCCACGCCATGCAGATGCAGTGCCTGCCGCTGCGCAAGTAATCTCCTCGCTGTACCTTCGCCTCCCTTCGGGGAGGTTTTTTTTTGTTAGCAAACGTACATTCGGGGGTTGCGTTGTGTTGTACAACCGGGTACATTAGCACCTGACCCGATACCAACCAGCGGAGACCACCATGAAGACTGCAGCTAAGACCAAGGCCCCGACGAATCTCCACGAACTCCTTCGGATCGCCGCCAAGGCCCTGTGGCGCGGCAAGGCGTACGAGTTGACCGCGTACCGCAACGTCGAGCAGTTCATCAAGGTGGTCGGCAACCTGGCCCTCGAGGACGTCAAGACGACGACCATCGACGACTTCATCCTGGAGGTCCAAGGGACCATCGCGGACGCCACGGTCAACCGCAAGCTGGCCAACATCCACACGGTCCTCAAGTACGGCTTCGAGCGCGAGTGGCTCCAGAAGCTGCCGAAGTTCGAATGGAAGGAAGAAACGGAAGGACGCACCCGTTGGTTGACAGAGGCCGAGGAAGAAAAGATGTTCGCCCTCCTGGCCGCGTGGGGCGAGGTCGAGGTCGCCCGTTTCATGGAGGTCTCCATCGACACCGGCATGCGCCGCTCGGAGATCCTGAACCTCGAGGCGAAGAACGTCGACGGACCTTGGGTGCGCCTGTGGGTCAACAAGACGAAGAAGCCGCGCTCGGTGCCCTTGAGCGTCCGTGCCCAGGAGGCGATTGCCCAGGGCCTGCCCTTCAGCCTGGACGAGCGCAAGCTGCGCACCGTCTGGACGCGTCTGAAGGCCGAGATGGGTCTCGAGCACGACGATGACTTCGTTCTCCACGCCCTTCGCCACACGGCCGCCACGCGGACCCTGTCGAAAACTGGCAACATCGCGGTCGTCCAGAAGCTCCTCGGGCACCGCAAGATCCAGACGACGATGCGGTACGCCCACATCTCGGACGATGATCTGCTCGCGGCTGTCCGGTAAGCGCTGCGAATCATCTTACAAAACTCGCTGGTAAATCTTACGGTTGCTGTTTAGCAACGTGGGGTTTACCCGTTGATAATTCTCCACATGGGTACTACAAAAGTGTTACATTCACTTTCGTTGTGCTGTTTGAAACAACTTGTAACGACCCTTGACCAGCTAATAACATGCAACTGATCTCCTCCTTTTTGTCTGATGATACCGTGGTGTCCTTGGTCTCCGAGGCCGCTGCAGAAGAACCCGAGAGCTTCAACTTCCACGTACTGGTCAACGGGAAGATCGAGTGCTCCTATACCACCTGGGCACATGCCTGGGAAGATTTTGGTCAGTGTGTTAGATGTACCACACTAGAAGATGCTGTAAGTGTTGCCAGGAGTTGAACAGGGCTGTACAGTACAAGTACTCCTACAACAGACCAAACAAGGGTGAGCAAGATGAACGCAGCAGCAACCAAGAATGTGGCGGGCAAGGCAGCAGCACCGGCAGACAAGGCAGCAGCGGTGAGCGTCGAAGAACAACTCAAGGCAGCGCAGGCAGAGATCGCACGACTGCAGACCCTGGCCCGGGAGGAAGCGACGAAGTCGGCCCGCTTCCCCTGGGAGAACCCAGACATCATCCAAGCGCAGCCGCGCATGGGGTACAACTTCAAGATGGAGCCGGAGTTGTACCTCAAGGTGAAGTGGATCGTTGAGAACGTGGGTGGGATGAAGTCGATGCAGGTGTTCTTGGACAAGGCAGCAAACTTATACGCTGACGAGACCATCGAGAAGTTCAGCTTCCTCAAGTGATTGAGAGTAGGGTTACCGCAAGGAACTTTGGACATCACCAGAACCCTTGACATAGCCCTGCTCCACTGCCCCGATACGTCGGGGTTGCTTTTTGAGCGTCTGTAAAGATGTAAAGATGCGTGTCTTTACACGGACGGAGACGCGATCTAAGATACGCGAACACCAACAAAGGAGGCCACATGCTGATCGCCGTAGCAACGGAGAAGGGTGGAGTTGGGAAGAGCACCCTGTCGACCAACCTCGCAGGCTTGATCGCCTCGCGCGGACACCGCGTCCTGCTCATGGACACGGACATCGACGGACAAAAGGGGCGTTACAGCTACGCCTGGGGAACGACGCGCCGCGCTGAGGAGGACTTGCCGCACGTCAGTCTGTCCATGGGTCACGGTAAGGTGTACGCGGACCTGGTCGCACATCGGGAAGCGTACGAGGTCGTGATCGTGGACGTCCCTGCGGGCCGAGGGGTGGAGATGGTCGACGCCTGCATGGCAGCGGACGTGATCGTCATCCCTGTGGGGATCGGCCAGTTCGATACCTCGGGCCTCGAGCCGATGCTGGTGATCGCTGACCGGCTGAAGGTCGACCGCCCGCAGACCCGACTCCTTGCGGTCCTGAACAACGTGCCGTCGGGCGCGAAGAACGACCTCAAGGACTCTCAGGAGATGCTGGACGGCCTCGCGGGCTACTTCAAGCGCGTCTCGAAGCCCATCATCAACCGCCAGGCCTTCCGGGACTCGTCGAAGACGGGCAGGGCGGTGACCGAACTGAAGCGGAAGGATCCCCGGGCTGTCGAGGAACTCACCGCGCTCTACGAGGAGATTTTCAATGGCTGAGAAGCATGATCGCCCGAACATCAAAGGCCCCGCGCTGCCCCCGAGGAGCGCTGACGACTCCGCGGTCTCCAGGATGCGCGAGGAGGCCGTGCGAGGCTCTGAGGCTACTACCCCCCTGGCGATCCCTCAGGAGGCCGCTGGCGGCGCTGTAGACAAGCCGCACGGGGTAGTGCAGAACTACTTTGACGTCATCGACGAGATTGTCCCGCGAAAGGGCGACACGAAGCCGATGAACCTGAGGATCCCCACGGACCTCCATCGACGCCTCAAGATCCTCGCCGGCCTTCAGGGAGTGACCATGACCGAGATCATCGTCGAGTGCCTGGGGCCTGAGGTCGACCGTCGGGTCGCACGGATCAACAAGGGGAGGGTGTGATGGGGACGGCACATTGGGAGCACGAAGGGCTTCTGGCCGACCGGGAGTTGATCGAGATGACCCGGGAGAACCTGCTGGAGGAGATCCGCCGCTACCGCCTCGAGATGGCAGTGGGCTACGCCACGCTGGCCGAGACCCACGTCGAGTGGATCGCGGAGGAGCTGGAGGTCCTTGGTGGCCTTGCGGGGGCCTGGTGATGGCCCAGGCGAAGATCGACACGACCTACCAGACCATGCAGCGGGATCTGTTCGCCTCGGGTCTGGCAGCGCAGATCGGGATGAGCGCCTTCGGCGTGTGGCAGGCCATCAAGGCCCATGCGGACTTCGAGACCGGGGAAAGCTGGCCGGGGCAGCGCAGGCTCGCGGAGATGACCGGGATGTCCCAGACGACCGTGACCGCGTCCCTGAAAACCCTCGAGACATTCAAGATGCTCCGGGTAATTGCCGTAGGTAAGGGGAAGCGCAGCAGCACCTACGTGGCCAGGGAGCGCATGGACGTCCGCATGGGGTCCCGCGTGCTCTGCACCGTGGTGATCGACTACGTGCCCGCGAAGTTCCGCAAGGTGGTCGAGGGGGTTGCCGAGGCGATCCAGGGCGACCAGACGAACGCGGAGGCCTTCGTGGACTGCGAGATCATCCCTGGAGACGGGTTTGTCTGGGATCCCGAGGCGGGCGTGTTGCGGACCAAGGTTGCGGTCTCCGATGTCCCGAGTCAGGACGACAGTTTCCTGCCACATCTCCCGGGGTCGACTCCGCGCATATTGTTAACATAAGTATTAAAAGTATTGTTTCGTTACTCATACCGTTCGCTACGGCTTTTAGCGTTACTCCTGCCGGTCGCTAGATTGGGGCCATGTGAGTATTCTGTAACGCTACGGAGTTATCCACATGCGGGTTATCCACAGCCTAGCGTTCGGTAGGAGTAACGCTAAATCGAATCCTAGCGTTACAAAACCAACACCCTGAGAGAGCATGAAAGCAATCCTCACACTTTTAGCCTTCGCCACCTTGGCAGGCTGCAGCACCCCTGACTTCGACTGGCGCTACGCTGACCGGTCGTGCTCCATGCACTGCTCGGACGCCTACAACGAGTGCCTGTCGTCTAATCCGCTGACCCCAGGGATCCAGAAGCTCCAGTGCAACTCGTCCCTGAAGCTCTGCGCGACTACCTGCGGAGCAACACTCGTCAACAACTAAGCCGCAAAAAGACCCCCTCAAGGTTCCCGTAATGGGTTCCCGAGGGGGTCTTTTTTAGTTCGATAACTTCTATTACGTCAAGTCGCCTATCAGTGGAGGACGAGCTTCGTCACCACTTCCTTGAGGCCCAGGACGTTCACAGCGAACATCAGGCCACCGCCGTACAGCGCCCATTTGATCTGCAGCAAGGTGTCCTTGATGGCCGTCAGGGATTCCCCGAAGGTCTCCTGTGCGTCCTCAATGTCCTCGATCTTCTCGTCTTGGGCGTCCATGCGGAACTCCAGGCGGGCTACGCGGTTGTCAATTGTTTCGTCCATCTCTCATTCCACCGGTTGTGCTTTGGCGATGATCGCCGTCTTGTCTGCGCTCGAGGTCGTGTCCCCGAACCAGAAGTGAATGCTTGCGGCCCATGCGGTCCCGAGGGAGCCGACCAGGCTGTAGAAGATCGCCTTGTTCGACTCGGGGATGTTGCAGAAGATCAGCGCCGCAACCAGGCTGAAGAACCCGAGCGTGATGACCATGGTGAGGACCGGGGGGACCCAGGAGCGTGTCGAGGTCTGCATGGTGCGTGCCCCTTCGACGTCCTGGACCTTGAGCGCAGCGAGCGCCTCGGTGTCCTTGAACCCCAGGGACGCCATGGCCACCTGGAAGTCCTGGTCGGCCTTGCGGATGTTCGCCAGTTGCTCCGGGGTTGCCTCAGCGATGGCCTGGGCCACTACGCCCTGACGCTGCTCCACGGGGTCGTTGGTGCCCGGGGTGATCCCGAAGACCTTCTCCAGGGCCGTGACCGCAGTGCCCGCCAAGGGGCCACCGATGACGCTCGCGATGGTCGGGGCGAGGTTCGTCACCACACCCGCGATAGCTGTCCAACTCATGCTGCCTCCTTTTTTTGTGTGAAGTCGCAGCCAAGCAGGAACTCAGCCATCTCGCCCGAGCGGCGCGTGACCAGGCCCGCGAGGACCTTACCTGCCGCCTTGTTCCACTTCGGGAATTCCTTGGCCGCGCCCTCGAGGTCCCCCTTGTTCAGGAGTGCCAAGAGCGTGGAGTGGTCGAAGTTGCCCATCCCGATGTTGTACATCAGGGAACAAAGCGCCGCCTTCTCTTCATCGGTCATCTTGAAGGAGACCACGCGGTCCAAGTGGGTCCCGAGGGCCACCACACGATCCAGGAGGTCCTGGTCAGCCTGCACCTGGGTCCATACGGTCGCAGGGCCGATCTTCGGGCCAGTTGCGCCGTATCCAACGGTCCATGGTGCGGCACCGGTCGCAGGGTCGGGGTATGCCTTGAGACGGCATCCTTCGAACTCCTTAATAAGTTTCAGTGCTTCGTCGCACCACGTCATATTGAATTTTCCTTAGGTTGGGGCCTTCGCGGCCTCGAGCGCATCCACCCGCCCCTGCAGTTCCTGAATGGTCTTCAGGGCAAGGAGGAGGAGCTTGTTGGTGTTGAGGGAGAGAGTCCCGTCCGAGAGGTAGTCGATGTACTCATCGCTCACATCGCTTTCAACCTGCTGCGCGATGACACCGAGGTCCCAGTGGCGACCGGCGTTCGTCTCGAGATCATTCTGTTTGAAGTCGAACGAGACGAACTTAATGGCTGCGACCTGCTGCGCGTACGTCTTCGCGTTGGGGACGATGTTCTCTTTGTAGAACTCATCGGACGTGAAGTAGTTGCAGCCTACCGCGCCGATGTCCGTGATCCACTCGATGTAGCCGTTGGAGCGCGTGGGCTGGTTGACGTTATTCGACCCAAGGCGTTGGTTCACCATGCGGACCAGGGTGTTATCCGAGGAGCGCATCATGTACGGCGAGTTCGCATCAGCGGAGACGAAGCCCCACTGCTTCAGGGTGTCAGGGACGAGGTTCCCAGTGTCCCAAGGCGTGAGACCACCGGCCCAGTTCGGGCGTGCCCGAGGGAAGCTGACGATGCCGTTGTCATAGAACTGCGCGTTGTACTGGTTCTGCGCTTGATTAACGACCCCGAGGAAGTTGCTCGGGTCAGCAGCGAGAGATGTGTTGTACCCGTTACTGGCGGTGAAGAGGATACGGGTGTTGTAGACCCCCACCTGGCCTGTGAAGGTAGCTCCAGTGGTCTGTGCGGGACTCGGGAGGTTCCCTGTGTGCCAGAGGGTATAAAGAGGGCCGTAGGCGCCGCCGCTCGCAGAGAACTGAATGAGGCCGTCATACCGAAAACGACACGAGGAGAAGCCAGCAGCCTCACTACCAGTGATGGAGTAGCCCCCAACTGAGTGGACGTTACCGCCTGCATACAACTCACCACGCGAAGTGACAACACCGTTATCAGCGATGGTAAGGTTCACCGCAGTGTTTGCGCTGTTGACCACCTCAACCGTGGCGTTGGCTGAGTTTCCCCGGATTACAGGGTTGAACGAGTTGGACCCTGCGGACAGCATGACCTGCCCGATAGTGCTTGGGCTTCCTGCGCCTACACGAACAGGACCTCCGATGACCACGTTAGACCCATCTCCACACAAGGTGACGCTGCCGTCTGTGAAGTTGAACATGAAAGGGCGCTTACCGTTCCACGTACCTCTCTGGTCCCCCGAGGCTGTCTGCATGAGGTATAAGTTGGAGCTATCACTCCTCCAGAAAACCCCGTAGTTTCCTTGGACGATCCGGTAGTTGTTCGCGTACGTGCTGATGATCTCGCCGGACACATCCCCGCCAACCTTCTTAACGTAGGTGTTCGGGTCGATGATGGAGGCGGAAGTGGCGGCAGCAGCAGCAGAGGCAGCAGCGTCGTTCTTCGATGCCAGGGCATCCGCTTGGGAAGCTGTAGCCGAAGCGGCATTGGTAGACGCAGATGAGGCCGACGAGGCAGCGTTCAGTTCGCTGGTGTGAGCTGCGTTCTGGCTCGCGAGGGCTGCGGCTGCACTACCCGCGCTGTTCGTCTCGGAGACCTTCGCTGCGTCCTGGGAACCCTTTGCGGCCACCTGGGAAGCGGCGCTCGCCTGCTCGGAAGCCTTTGCGGCGTCCTGGGATCCCTTGGATGCCACTTGGGAGGCTGCTGCAGCGTCCTGGGAGGCCTTCGCGGCGTCCTGGGATGCCTTGGCAGCGTTCTGGCTCGTCAGGGCCGCAGAGGCGCTTACAGACGATGCTGTGGCCTGGGTCGTGGCCGTGGTGGCGGCAGTGGTTGCCGTCGACAGCGTGTCCTTGGCCTGCTGAAGCGTGGTGTTGGCCGAGGCCAGGGTGGTGTTCGCCTGCCCTGCCAAGCTCGAGACGTTGGTCTCGGAGATCTTCGCGTTCGCTGCGGAGGCCGAGGCGGCTGCGGCTGCATCCGTGGCGACCGAGGAGGCCGTGGTGGCCTGGGAGACCTCGTCGGTGAGCGTCGAGATCAGCCTGTCGGTCGTCGAGGCTTCCGGGGGCGTCGAGGTGCCGTTGAAGAAGCCCGAAGGGTTGCTCGGCTCGGTCGTACCGGAGCCTTGGAAAAGACTGGTCATCAGTACTCCGTGTTATATGCCGGGGACATGGCCTGTGCCGACTGTTCCATGTCAGTCATGCGGCCCTGCTCGTCCAGGTCGTTGTAGAGTTGGGTGAAGCGGTTCTCGAAGGCAGGTACGCGGTCATCGACGTAGTAGTCGCCTGCGTAGCCCAGAGCACCGTAGATCAGAAGGTCAGCCGCGACCGTCGAGAAGAAGTTCTCGTCCGTGTCGACCAGTAGCTGCGGCTGCGAGGCGTAATAGACCATGGTGATGGTCCGCCCCTCGGGCAGCGTGGGCTTGATCAGGTAGGAGGCCCCTACCCGGCTGTAGTACCGCGACTCCTGTGCGGGGGCCATGGGGATCCCGAGGAAGTGCCCCAGGTCCTTGTTGACCATGAGGACGCTCCCCGAGTACAGGTACTTGAGACTCAGGAAGTCCGACGGGATCACGATGGCGTCCGTGGGGACCGTGGGGTCCTGGCCCGTGGTCAGACTCATCTTTTCCATGCCTGGGACGCGGAGCGTGCGCTCAAGACGCGTCTGGGCCATGTGGATGAAGTCGTTCGCCAAATCCGTGTCACAGTCGTTGCGGTTCAGAATGGCGAGGAACTTCTTACGGATGTTGGCGAGGTTCATTTAGGGGTCTTAGATTTCTTTGGCGGTCGCGAGGAAGTACTCGAGGTTTTCGTGCTTGAGCTTCGCGACGGATTTGCGGATGGGTTCCTGGTAGACGTCGTAGCCTTCACGCATCCACTTGTCGACGAGGCAGACAGGGATGGAGGCGACGTGCATGTACTCACGCTCGCGGACGTTGTGCGATGTGAGGCGTTTCTCCTCGAGATCCTTGAGGAAGCGGTCGGGGATGTTTTGATGCGTCTCGATGATGTGGCCGTCCGTGTGGGACGTGACCGACACGTTGACGCCGTTGTCGAGTTTCAGCATGGGAATAAAAAGGCCCCACTGCGCGAGAGTGGACGCAGCAGGGCATAAAGGAATTTGGGGGTCCCCGAGGCTTGCCGAGTGGCGAAGCGCGAACGGGGGACCGGAAGGGAACTAAGGGATCAGCAGAGCGCAGCACATGCGGTTACTGGTCCCTTAGGGGGCCATTACTGGCCGATGGTTGCGTTCGAACCCGTCAGGCCCTTGATTGCAGCCGAGGCCTTCTGGTTGACGTGCTTCAGCGAGAACTCGCCGATGAGTTGCGTGCGGTTCGCATCGCCGGTCACTGCCAGCGGGATACGCGTCCACGGGCGCAGCACAGCGATCTTCCAGTACTCCGGAGCGAACAGGAGCGCCGAGTCGGCCTTCATGAAGCGGTTCAGCACGACCTTCTGCTCACCGAACGGCGAGACGTAGAGGTCGACCACGTTCACGACCTTGCGGTCTGCCGAGCCGTCGAACATACGCGTACGGCCAGCCGAAGCCGTGAAGCCTGCGACGATCAGCGAGTCACCCGGCTTGATCATCAGGATCTTCGCTTCGCCGCCGCCTTCGTACAGCTTCTGGTTCGCCGTCAGCACGTCGTTTTCCGACAGGGCCACCGGGGTTGCCGTGTGGTCGATCACGTTGCCCGCGTCGATCATGGCCGAACCCGTGGCACCCTTGCCGAACACGTTGCCGAACTTGCGGGCCGTGCTTTCGCCACCGACCGCTGCATCCTGCGCCACGCCGAGCAGTGCGTATTCGAATTCGCGCTTCAGTTCTGCGCTCTTCTTCGAGAGTTGCAGCGCGGTTTCCTTGGCACGACCGTAGGCCGAGATCTTGTCGGCGGTGTTCGACACACGGATCGTCTTCGTGAGGATCTGCGTGTAGTTCGACAGCATCGTCGTCGGGTTCATCACGCTGTCCGAAGCATCTGCACCTTCAACGGCAGCGTTCGCGCCCACGGCTGCGAGCGAGTCTTCTTGCCACTGGAACAGCGTGTTGTGGACCGACTCGGTCTTCACCAGCGACTGGAACGGGGTGTTCGTCGGGCTGATGTTCGAGATCACGTCCGAAACGTCTTCCTTGACCCCAACCATATCAAACGACTTGAATGCGGTGTTGCTCATGTTGTGTATTCCTAAAATGAAAAGTAGTGTGCTGTACAGCTTCGTGCGGTACAGCGATGGAGTGTGTTTGTGAGAGGGATTACGACCAGCGAGCCATGAACAGATCCGCAGCGTCGTCGGTGGATCCCGACTGCGCCAGGCGCTGCTTGAGCTTTGCGGCCTTGTCGACCTTGTTGGCCGAGGTGGCCACGGTCTTGGTGGTCTTCAGGACCTTGGCAGGCGTCTTGTTGACCTTCTTGGTCACGACTGCCTTGGCCTTGTCGAACTGCATGGCCTTGTACATCATCTCGAGCGCGAACTTGTCGACCACACCGTTGACGATGTGCTCGGGCATGCCCTTCGAGACTGCATACTGCCGAACGTCCTCGTAGGTCTTCGGATTCCAGCCGGTGACGTTGTCGGTGAGGTACTTGACGGACTCAGCCGCCGCAGCCTTCATTTGCTTCTGACGTTGATCGTTCGTGTGTGCGACGAACTGGTCAACTTCCTGGGTGATGAAACGAACTTCCTCGTAAGCAGCGGTGGCTTCAGCACGCAGGGCCGCGAACGACTCCGCGTCCAGTTGCTTGCTCGCGACCAGCATGTCGATCTTCGAGTACGGCTCCCATCGGGCCATGGCCTTCTGGTGAAGACGATCAAGCTGTGCTGCCGCCTTCTGGTTTGCTTCTTCGACGGTCTTGCGCTGTTCCGCGACTGCTTGCGACTTCTTCGTCAGTGCCGCTTCCTGGCCATAAAGACGCTTCAGATCCTTGACGGATACCTCGAGTTCTTCGTCGTCGACCGTGAGCTTGACCTTGGCATCGTCGTCGAGGACCTTGCCCTTCTTGGGCTTGGCTTCCTCTTCTTCGTCACCTTCGTCAGCTTCTTCGGCCTCCGCGTCGTCCTCGTCTTGAGGGTCCGCATCGGTGTCATCTGCTTCTTCGGAGCCTTCATCGGCTTCCTCCTGCTCGACGGGTTCATCTTCCTCGTCGGCCAGGTCTTCGTCCTCAGGGTCTTCGGATGCCTGCTCGGCAGGGTCCTCTTCACTCCATCGCGACAGAAATTGGTCTGCTGCGTCAGCTTCGTCGAATTCTTCGAATGACGGCGCAGCGTGTGCCACGCCCGTTTGGGTGGTGGTCGTCATGTGGGGGTTTACTCTTCAGTTGGGGAAAGGAGCGAGTCGCGGTGGGCGACCCAACTCCGTAGTTCGGTGGAGATGTCCTGCAGTGCTCGAAGCTGGAAGAAGCGTGTCTCGCGCTTCTGTGTGTCCTCGAGGGAACTGCCGGTGATGTCCGCGAAATACTCGTTGTAGAGAGCGTTCACGCATGTGATGAACGCCTCGTTTGCTAGAAGCTCCTCGGCAGCAGTGCCGCGTTGGAGCATGAGGGTTTGCTCGTCCATTTAGGTCCGAAGTACCGCTTGGGTTTGCGGGGGAGTGATAGCCATCTCCTTCTCCATGAGGTGAAGCTCCTGCGTGTGCAGCGCGGCGTTGGATTCGGCCACGAACTGCTTCACGTCGACCTCGCGACCCTTGAGGACCTGCTCCATCTGAAGCTGCATCTTCTCCAGTTGGAGCTTGAGCATTTCGATCTGGGCGTGGTCGTCGACCTTCTTCGCGGAGTTCTGAGCAACACTTTCCTGAACAGCGACCTTGCGTTCCTCAAGCTGCATTTCCTGGACCTTGAACTGGTCAGGCTGCGGCGGCGGGAGCTTGCTCGGGTCGGTGAGATACTGGTTGATTTGCTTGATCCCTGTCTTTTCCAGGGCGCTCTTGAAGACTGCGTAGCGGTTCGCTTCGGTGTAGAGCCGTGCGTTACCCGGGTCGGCTGCGAGGGTCGAGTGGATCGTCATGAACTTCATCGCCTCTTGCTGCTGCTCGTTGTATCCGAGCTTCAGTTCGACGGTGCAGGTCACTTCGTCGGCCCACTCTTGCGGGTTGACCGCTTGGAAGTTGCCAGCGATGCGGACCACCTTCTGCTGCTTCTCGTTGAGGAGAACCAGGCGGTACACCTCGAGGTACAGTTCCTTGACGAAGTGGTTCGCGAAGTTGCGGGCGATGATCTTCTCGCGCTGCTGCGACAGGCTAACCATGTCGTTCAGTGCTGCCTGCGAGTTCTGCTTCGACACCGCGTCCTTGTTCAACCCTTGGGACAGCCGCGAGACACCTGTGACCTCTTCCTTGTCCTCGTCCAGCATCTGAATCGTTTGGAATACGAAGGGATTCAGACCCGACTGTTGGAGCGGGATGATGCCATCGGGGCGCGACACGTTGACCAGGCCACCCACACGGTTCTCGAGGAGTTCCTTGGGGTTCTGCACGGCACCCTTGACCACCATGAGCCGGGGGTTGTTGGTGATGACCGTGTGATCCAGGATGCCGCGGACGAGCACCGTGCGGGCGTTCTGCGTCGGGATGACGCGAGCCGCGTAGTTGCCACCGTAGAAGGCATGGGGGAGCGGGAGCGGCGTGAAGCAGATGAACGGCTTGCGGTCGACTTGCTCCTTGTCGAGCAGGACGTCCGAACCGGCCATCGTGATCTTCCACAGCTTCGCCTCGCCCGAGCCGTCCATGTCGATTGGCATGTAGGCTTCGGTGACGAGAACGTGCTCCGTCTGCTCCTGGTCCTGGTCCTCTTCGAGGTTCGTCACTCCAGTGCCAATGTCTTCGAAGCGGGCGATCCGCTCGGGGGACATGGACAACTCGTCGTCATCATTCGTGCCGATGTCGTAGACCAGTTCCCTGTCGTAGCCCATGGCGATCAACTCGGACTTCGTCTTGCGGGTCCGGTGGGCCACGAAGTGGGCCTCGGCGACCGAAGGGGCCGTGGAGGTGATGAGGAATTCCTCAGGGGCGATGGGAGTGTAGCGGACCTGGGACTTGTCGATCCGGCGCGTGAGCGTGCCACTGAACAGGCCCGTCTCCGGGTCGTGCGTGGCCTCTACGTCCTCGACGTCCTCTTGGGCCGTGAGCATCTCCAGGGCGTCCACGTCGATGTCGGAGAATTCCTCCTCCTGATCTTCGTGCCGCTCGTCCCAGAAGACCTTGACGATGCCCGTGCGGGCCATCAGGCCGTCCTGGATCACCGAGGCGAACGTGCCGTAGCTGTCGTTCTGCCTGTGGATCACATAGTCCGCGTATTCCGTTGCGATCCGCATGGGTTCGACGTCAGCGTCGGTTTGCGGGTCGAACGAAACGATCTTGTTACCTGCGCTGAAGGTCTCCAAGAGCACAGCCTTGAGGGACTCCACAGCATCGAACACGTCCATCGAGACGTACTTCGAATTACCTGCGTGGGACGGTGCGGGCTTCTCGCCATGGTAGTACTCCATGACCTTCTTCCGCTCCTCGGAGAGCTTCGACGAGTAGTACTCCACACTAGACGTGGCGTACTTCTGGACGAGGCTCTTGAGTTCGTCTTCCGACACAGGCTTAAACTTCTTGGAAGCCTTAGCCATTAAATCATTTCGATGTAGTAGTCGTCCGTACTCTCAACGGGAGTAAAGCGACCTTCGTGGATGAAATTCGCGATAGCGAGGGACATGACGCAATCGTCGAAGCACCCGGGTTCCGCCTGCATTTTCCCTTCGTCGGTCACCACGTAAGTGATGAGTTCGCGGAGGGTCACCTTGTCGACGACCTCGATGTCCTTCTCACGGAACGCAGCGCGGAGCTTGTCGATGATGAGGGGCTTGGTCTTGACGGTGGTGCGGAAGCCATAGACGACCGTCTCATCCTCCGTCTCCTTGTCGACGTGAGTCTCGAAGTAGAGGTTCGGGTATGCGAGGTCTTTGCCTAAGCGGGTTGCTGTGAGAATGCCGTGGTTGTTGTTTTCCACGCCTATCTTGGCCGTGTTGAAGAACTGGCCGAGCTTGTCCAACACTGTTGCGAAGTAGTCGGGGTGTACCTGGGAGCGGTAGGTGCCGACCTGTCGTTTTTGTGAGTCGAGGATCTGTGCGACCGACCAGTCCCCGCCCTTGTACCCCATGGCCACGTCCGCACCGATGTAGTACGTCTCGCCGGGATCGTGGAGGCGGTAGAGCAGGAGGTCGCCGCGTGGCGCTTCCTCGAGGGAGTCACCGATCAACTCCATGCGGACCTTGATGTCCGGAGCGACCTGGAGGAGTCCGTGGATCTGTTGTGTGTGGAAGACCGGACGGCCCGAGGTCAGGAAGGCTTCATCGGCGTGACAGGGATACTCCTGCATGAACATCTCTTCGCCGTTGATCGCGATCTTGTGCCGACGGAACATAAGCTGCTCGTCGTCGAGACCGTAGAGCTTCACAAGCTCGTCTTCCTTGGGGGTCCGTGAGAATCCCTTGGCCACCGGGGCGCGGTACTCCTTCTGCACGAACCACGGGATGAACACAGCCTCGTAGTCGGACTTGCCCTCGACAGCCGAGGTCCAGATGTTGTGGAAGGGGTTGCCGATGCCGTTGGCCGTGCTCTCGACGAACACGAACGTGCCGGGGTTGTTCGGGATGGCCTGCATCAGGCCGTTGATGTTGTCCTTGGCCGTGGCGGGCGGGTAGAACGCTGCCTCGGACAGGTGGGCCAACTGAATGGTTTCGCCTCGACCGACACCCTCACCGCCTGCCGTAGCCACCATGTAGGAGCTATCGAGCAGGTCGAAGGAGAGTTCGCGGCGCGACGAGTATTTCGTGTGGGGTCTGAGGATCTCGGGGACGTTTTCGTGATACCGCTTGGCCATGTCGAACAGGGCCTTCGTGGACTCCCCGAGGTGGGTCATAACGATGGACTTGACGGCCTTGTGCTGGCTCGTCCACCAGTAGATGATCCCCTCGATGATGGTCGACAAGCCCTGCTGACGCCCCTTGAGGACGACCACGCGGACCTTGCCGGTTGCTTGAAGCTGTCGGATGACAGTCTTCATGAAAATCTTTTGGGCGTCGTTGAGGACCAAGGGGACAACCGTGCCCTCCTTGGTGCGGATCTTGAGGGCGTGCTTGGCGTAGAACTCGAAGTCCTCATACAGCCGCTTTCGCACGGCCTCAATACTCATTCGTCGTCCTTAACTTCGTTGGCGAGATCGAGGAGGAAGTCCTCGGCCTTCTTGACGTTCACGGTCGTTTCCGACGCGGGCTTCGCCAGGGTAAAATCGAGCAGCGTTCGTGCTGCCGCTAGCCTGTCCTTGGGACTGATGTCCTCGAGGTGCATCACCGCAGCTACGGTTTCGATGGCCTCGCGGGCATACTGATCCTTCGGCAGGACGTATCCTTTTTCTTCCATGGTTTTCAGTAGTTTTAAGCCCTGGGCATGGGCGTAAGCCCACACCTTCTGGCGCATGTGTTTGGTCCAACCTGCAACGGCCCCGTGGGGACGCTTGAAGTTGGGTGAGTTCTTTCCCCGGGAACGCCACTCAGCTAACTGAGCGCGGCCCTCAGGCGTCTGACTCAGCTTTGCGAAGTGACTTTCCGGATTTTTGCGGCCCTTTCGGCCGTCCGGCTTCGGCGCTTGCGCCACTGGGTTTCTCCAAGGTTTCCAGGGTGGCCAGGCGGGCTGTGATGGACTTCTGCACAGCCGCGAGGGTTGCCTGGGTCGATGGGACGAGGTGGGAATGGGGGAGTTGGTGCAAGACCTCGGCCCCCACGGCCAGCTTTTCCTCGTTGGTGAGCGCTGCGTCTTCAAACACGCGGTCGAAGGCACGCAGCAGATGGACGATGTCGATGGTTTTCAATGGGTTACTTTCCGTAGCGGATTAAAGGCTCGGCAATTCGCTTCGCTTCAATCTGCTGTGCGGTGTCGGCACTCTTCATGAAAGCATCGAACGCCTTTTGACGGTTCACGTTGGGGTCTTCAGCACCCTTCACGTTCTTCGTGTCGATGAGTTTTGCCACCAGCTTCTTCACTTCGGAATCCTGAGCGGTCTCGAGAGCGTTCTTCTGGATGATCTGGCGCGACTCCTTGGCGGAAGTCCAGGCCTTCGGGTGCATGACGTCGTCGAGGGCCGGTGTAGCGGCTGCGGGGGCCTCGGCGGGCAGCGAGCGGCCCATAATCGCGGCCTTCTCTGCTTCCGACGGCGTCCGACTGCCAATTTCCGGCATGGCCCGCAGTGCATCCTGCAGACCGTAGTAACGGAACTTCTGGCCGCTCGAGGAGAGCATCATTGCCGCCACCTTGCCGTGGGTATCCGGGGATTCCGTAGCGAGCTTCGCGATTCCGGCCTTAACGGCTGCGGGGTCGCTGTTGCCGAGGTGGGCGAGCATCATCTTCGCGGCAGGGCTTTCGAACGTGAGACCATCGAAGTTGCCTGCGCCGATTCGACCGACCGTGTCCGACAGGTTTTGCGCTGCCACGGCCTTCGCGGCCTTCTTGGCGGTCGTTGCCTGGACGGCCTCGAGACCCTGTGCGGGCACCTGGGGACCGACTTGGGCCGCTTCGGCCTGCTGGCGCATGACCTTCGAGAACTCGGACATCTCCTGCGGGTTGCGGGGAGCGCCGAATTGGTTCGACATGCCAAGCAAGTAGGTCGGGTCGCTGGCCTGCGTGTCCGCAAGGGCCTGCTTCTGGGCCAGTTGGGTCTTCAGGGCCTCCTTCGAGATCGCGGCATCCGCTGCCTGTTGGGCTTGGAGTGCTGCGCGTTGAGCGGGGGTGACCTGAGGGCCGATGCGGGCCGCAAGCTCCTGCGCCTGTTGAGCGGCCATCGCCTGTGCTGCCTTGGCCTGGGCCGCGTTCATCTGCGGACCCACGGACGCCTCGGCCTTCCCTGCTTCCATCGTCTGCTGTGCGACGTTGGCGCGGTTCGCCTGCCCTGCCTGTTGAGCGCGGAACATGTACTCCCGTGCTGCCGCTTGGGCCTCTGGGGACATGGGGTTCGCGCCTGCGGCTGCTTGGCGGGCCTGCTGGCCTGCGGCGAAGGCGTTCTGGAACTGTCGGTTGCCCTGTTGAGCACCTCGAGCGTCCTGGCCTGCCGTAGCGGCTGCTGCGCGGGCACCGAGGGATGCCTTGGCGGCTGCGGCCAGGTCGTTGAGACTGTTTCCGCCCTGCTGGCCGTACTGCTTCAGGTACGCCTCGGCCTGGTTGCCACGCTTGAGCGCCGCAGCGATGTTGCCGGTGCGATTCTCTGCGCCGCCTGCGAGCTTGCTGGCGAGGATCCGAGCGGCCTTGGTGTCCAGGGCGAACCCGAGACCCGGAGAGATTGCGTGGCCTACCGCAGCAAGACCACCATTGTCGATCAGGTGCCGAGCGGACGTCGCGAGCATGCCGTTGGCGGCAGGTACACGGGCCGTGAGGGCCAGGGTCCGGTTGCTCTTGATGATTGCATCCGCCACGGCGTTCCCGTTGGGGATCTCGCGCAATGCGTTGATGCCGTCCTCGTCGAGTCCACGGGACCGTTGGAGCGCGTTGAGGAGCGTCTGACGATCTTCCGTCTTTGGCATCTGACGAAGCTGCTCCGCGACCTCGGCCTTGTAGCGGTTGGCGAGTGCGTTCGCATCAGCGGCCCCGAGCGGGACCCCTTCCTGCGTGGCGCGTTGCTGCAGACCCTTGAGGTCCGCGATGATCTCTGCGTCCCGCTGTGCGTTCCCGGCGTTGCCCGACTTGAGCAGGAACGAGTTCGCAAGCTGGTTGTCGGTGGCCTTCGACAGCATGCCCCCTGCGGTGCCACCAAGGGCACCAAGGCCCATACTGAGGCCCATCTGCTGCGGGGTGACATCGTCGAGGTTGTCTGCGTGGCCGAGGGTCCATGCGGCACCTTCGGTCATGCCTGCGGCACCACCAGCAACTGCGCGGGCAGCACGGGATGCCGTGGGGACGGCTTCGATTGCGCGGCCCGTGAGGGAGAGCGCACCGGCACCCGGCGCGAAGACGGATGCGATCTGACCTGCGGCGAACTCGGGGCGGGTGTCCTCGTAGTCGTGGACGTTCTTCAGGACTTCGTGGTAGCGGTCCCCGAAGGTGCCGCCATCCTGGAAGTTGACTGCTGCGTTGAGGGCAGCACCCGCCTTGTCACCCATGCCGTACGTGATCGCGTCGATACCCCCGTGGACGAGGTTACCTGCGGTCTCGAGAGGCGAGTCCGTGATGTTGTCACCGAGTTGCTGCACCCAGTTGCGCTTCGGCTCCTTGGCGGCTTGCGCCGCTGCGAGCTGGTCCGGGGACATCTGGCCCGGGAGCGCGAACTGGGTGTTGTCGCTCGGCGGGGCTTCGCCGTACCCGAGGGGGTCGGGATTGGGAGTAGATGCTGCAGGCTGTCCAGGGGCGCCTTCTTGCCCTTGGACGGAGCCAGTGGCTACTTGGGGACTCGAAGCAGCCTGCGGGACGTTCTGGGGGGCTGTAGGCGAGTCCGCAAGCGGAGCGCTGGACCACCAGTTGTCCCCTTGGGGAGCCTGGGGAGCTTGAGGAATTCGACCAGCGACCTGCTGCCCGTATTGGAGCGTGTCAGGTGCGTTGGGGTTGCGGGGGTCGCGCACGGCGATGCCCTGGCGGGCCTTGTCGATTGCGCCGGGACCACCGTAGTAGCCCGCAGCGGTCAGCGCAGGGTCTCCCCCGGCCTTCTCTGCGAGTTGTGTGACGTAGCGGACACCCGCTCGAGCGTTGTCGACGGGGTCCTTGATGTTCCAACCATCGTCGGCCACGGAGTGGAACGTGGCAGGGACAATCTGCATCCCTCCCACGGCACCTGCGTTCGACGTCTTGGTGTTCTTGCCACTGCCCGACTCTTGATGGTAGATGCTGCGGGCAATCGCTGCAACCGTGGGGTTCGCGCCTTCAGCATCCAGTGCAACGTCCATCGGGCTTGCTAAGGGAGCGGAGTCCCACGGATCAGCCATTACGGTTTCCTTCGAATCGACCCATCAGGGGCCTTGAAAACAGAACCGGACGGCAGAGCGGCAAAGCTCTGTGCATCGGTCACTGCGGGGGGTTGGTACGAACCGGAGCCGGTGCCTTGGGTCCCTGTGGGGACCTTGGAAGTGCCCGAGGTGGCGAAGCCTTGCGTCGGCGTCGGGTTGGCCTTGTTGTACTGGTCCGATTGGAACTTGTGGACCTCCTCCAGGATCGCCTTCTGCTGCTTCAGGAACGGGATGATTACCTTCTCGCGGTCAGCCGTCGGGGACGGGATGTCGCCATTCAGGAAGTTCATCTGGTCGTTCGTCAGGGCACCCTTCTTCTGCATGTCCTGGACCAGTGCCGCGTCGATGTGAGCACGCTGGATGACCAGGTTGCCTGCAGCCGAGTCGGACCCGAGGGCCTGCGCGATCTGCGGGAACATCGCGGCCATACGCGGCCATGCGGTGGGGTCCGCGGATTGCGCTTGGGCCACTGCGAGGGCGCGGTCGTTGGCTTGCATCGCCGTCTCGGTCTGAACTAGTGCGTTGCCGTACTGCTTGGAGTTCGCACGGTCGTCCTTGGCCTGGTCGCGCTGCATTGCGAAGTTGGCTGCAGCCAGGGCCTTCTGCATGCCGATCTGGCCTTGCATCTGCACCTTGCCGAGCAGGAAGCCTTGGACCTGGTTGTTCGGCATGATCTGCGGGGCCTGGCCGGGAAGCTGGACCTGCGAGAACGCGCCGTCGGCCAGCGGAGTGACCTTGGGGGTGTTGAGTTCGCGCTGGTTGTTGAGCGTCGAGTCGTACGTGTCGTTCCACGCCTTCCCCGCGTTGGCCATACCCTCCTGGAGGTTCTTGCCGCCCATCATTGCCGCGCCTGCTGCGATCAGCCCGTTGTTCATCGAGAGGTTCGGGTCGGTCGCCTGCTTCGCGAACATCGACTGGATGGCGTCGGAGTCCGGGTAGCCCATGGCCTGCGCCATCGGAGTCTGCGGGGGTGCATCCGGAGCCATAGCCTGGGCCACGGGAGTCTGCGGAGGCGCTTCCGGAGCCATGGCCTGGGCCACCGGCGACTGCATCGGAGCGCCGCCACCGAACATGGACTGGCCCTGCTGGTTGTTCATCGGGTAACTGAGGTAGTACGGCAGGTCCGTGGACTTGTCGGTCCCATAGAACTGCAGTGCCTGCCCCAGGTACGCCGGGAGGCTGTGAGACCCATCATCACGCGGGTCGATGCCCGAGGGCATGTCAAACGAATAAGCCATCGGGCCTCCTTAGTAGCCGAACGCGCTGAGGCCTGCGGGGGCCTGGTTTGCGTTCATGGCCGTGGTGGCCGTGTTGGTGTAGTCGTTGCCGCCAGGCATCGTGAAGCCGCTGTTGTTGAAGTTGGTCGTGTTTCCGTCGTAGCCTCCGAGCTTCGATGCGATGCCGTAGCCCATGAGGCCAGCACCCGCAGCACCTTGGAGACCCGCTGCAGCCACCGAGGGACCGACCGGGTTGACCGGCTGACCGCCCCACTTCCCGTTGATCACGTTCATGTACTGACCGTAGAGGTTCATCGGGGTCGACTGCTGCTCTTGGAACTGCTGCTGCGCCGCGCTGTACTCGTTCTGCTGCTGGCCCTGGTACAGACCGCCCGCAGCGTTCAGTTGGTCGAAGTTGTTGCCGTTCGCCTGCTGTCCGTTGAGGAGCGCCGAGGATCCAAGCTGGTACGCGTTGCCGATCTGCTGGTTCGCGTTGAGGGCACGGTCGGAGTTCGCGTTGTACTGCGACTGGGCCGTCTGGAGACCTGTGTTGAACAGGGAGCTTCGGATGTTCGCGGCGGTGTCAGCCATCTGCTCCGACGCGTTGCGCTGGAGGATCGCTTGGGTCACCCCGGTACGCGTGGAGTCCGTGTTGCCGCTGCCTGCCGCCGACATGGCCAGCGAGGGAAGCTGCGACTCGTTGAGATTCCGCGAGGCGTCACGGTTGGCTGCGTCGATCATCTGCGTGGCCATATCGCTGTTCGCGAGGCCGTTGGCGTAGTTCATGAACCCTTGGGTCGGGTCCTGCTGCGCGGCGGTCAAGAGACCTTGGGCGTTGGTGCCGTACTGCGAGCCGGTCTGCGACAGGCCCATGCCAGTGTTGTAGAACTGGTTGGCCGTGTTGATGCCGTTGCCGTTCGCGTAGGCTGCGGTCTGGTCCGCACCTTGGGTCTGGTAGGGGTTCAGACCGGCTACGCGGGGGCCGCTGTACGTGCCCATGCCGAGGGCGCTGTGGAGCGCATCCTGGGCACCCTGGAACTCGCCAGAGATGTAAGGCTGCGCGGCCTTCCACGGACTGTTGGCGGCTTCGGCTGCGGCCTTCTGGCCATCTGCTGCGGTGCTCGCGGCCATGCCGGAGCCGATTGCGCCGACTGCTGCTGCACCCACGGTTGCCGCCGCTACATGCGAGCGCATGAAGATCGCGGGGGCGAGGATCTTGAGGAGAGTTTTGATCATAGGACCTTGGAAAAGAGGCGCTCGGTCTCCCGCCAACCCATCCGCTCAAAGATCGGTCCCATGTCGAGGTGCAACTTGGTCCCGGAGAAGATCTTCTTGACCCCACGGGCCTTGAGGGTCTTCTCCACGTACTTGAAGAGCTTTACGCCTGTCCATCCCTGCCGGTGTTCCGGGGAGATGTAGTAGACGTCAGTAAAGCCGTGGAGGTCGTGCATGTAATGGAGGTGAGGACGCACGATGCTGATGTGGTAGCCGACGATCTTTCCGGCCTCGCGGGCCGTGACGATGTGCAGCGCACCTGCATCGCAGAATGCTTCGTACTGCCTATAATCTGGGGCAAGCTTAATGGTGTCGTGGTCGAGAGCGACCTCTTGCCAATGAGCGGGCCACAAGGCCTCCATTTCAGACACGATGTCCCGCCACTTCTCTACTGAATAGGTAATCACGGCTTGGATGTCCGAATGTCCACGACCATGTGGATGCGGTCGCAGGGGGAGTTGTTGATCACTTCATGCTCTTCGGCGTTCTGGAACCACCAGGTCTCGCCTGGGGCCATGTACACGTCCTCGTCGCCCGTGCGGAAGTACACCCCAGGGGCGCTTTGGAGCACCACATGGAAGCGATCCCAATACTGGGCATGCACCGGGGTATCGGCGTGCGGGAAGATGCGGCCACCGGGGGCGATCTTGTTGATGATCACGCGCCCGAGGCGCTCACCGGCCACGCGGGCCATGAGGCCCATGACGATGGGTCGCGCTTCCGGGAGGGCCTTGTAGACCTCCTGGTCGACGCATTCGTGCTGATCGAAGTTGGTCAGGTGTTGAGCCAGGGCCTCCTCGGTCTCATGCACGGTGCGCGGCGGGAAGCGGAGGATGACCGACTCGATCTCCCCGAACGGCCCCTGGGGGTAGTCGCGGAGGTACGTGTCGGCCTTCCAGATTTCCGGACGGCGTTGGATGGCGAGGTTCAGCGGCACGGTGTCGAGACCGGTCGCGATTCGCATGAAGTTTTTCATTGCTCTCTCGATTGAAATGGGGTTACGCGACCCGCGCTGCCAGTTGCGTCAGTGCCGCGTTGATTGCGGCGACCGATCGCTCGAGCTTTTTCAGCTCCTCCTGAAGCCATTGGGCCTCGGATCCCTTGAGTGGGGGCTGTGCTGCGCGGACGTAGTTCTGAAGTGGTGTGGAAAACTGCACGGTTACCTCTTGGAGAGGGACTTGACCTCAACGTCCATGCCCGAAAGCTGGAAGTTGGAGATCGACGCGGTGCTGACCTTGTAGGACAGGTAGCGTCCCGAGACCATCATGTCGAGCTTGTAGTCCGACGAGGGGTTGAAGGTCGCCTTGGAGCGGTAGTTCGGGGTCTGCTCCGCGAGGTCCGAGGATCCAAACTCAAACGTGAACGTGCCCGTGCTGTCGTCGAAGAACGACTCCGGGACCGCGCACTGCACCGTCTTGTACGAACGCAGCGGCAGGCCCTGGGTGTCCAAGGAGATCCCCACGCGCTCCACGTAGGCGGGCTTGAGGGTCTCGGTGTTGGCTGGCAGGTTCACCAGGCCGACCGTTGGGAGGTCGACGGCGTACACGCACGAGTCCGAGAGGCCCTTGGACTGGTCGAACACCCCGAGCATGATGGACAGCTTCGGCGTGCCTCCACCCGAGAAGCTCGAGTAGGACGAGTTGTACAGGGTGTAGCTGTTGGTGACCGACGGGAACGAGTTGGAGACCAGGGAGGCGTTGGCCTCAGTGGCCCCGACGATGTTCGGGAGGTCCATGAAGGACCAGGTGTCGGACTTGTAGTTGTACGTCGCGGCCTGGTTGCAGAATTGCGTCCCGGCGAACGAGGCTTCGTCCTGCAGGGTCGCGTAGCAGAAGTGCAGCAGCTTCGACACGGAGTCGTGAGCCACGAAGCACGCGGTCTGCTTGTTGCGGTCCAGGGTGTTGAAGATCCGGCGACGGACGCGGCCATCGGCAATCGACTGGCGGCTGATGCCGTCGTGGACGTAGATGTCCTCGGAGCCGAAGACGAAGTGCTTGGACTCCACCTCGACAACGCAGTTGGCGTTGAGGATCCCGCCCTCGAAGGGCAGGCGGCGGAAGTTGAACACGTTCATGTCCCCCGAGTACTCCATGAGCCACAACTGGTTCTGGGAGTAGATGACGAAGGCTTCGCCAAGGGCCAGGCCATCGCGGATCGGGGTCTTCATGTCACCGATGACATTCTCACCGGCCAGGAAGTTCGCGTTCGCGGGGTCCCACTGGAATCCGGAGACCGGCGTGGAGTACTGGAGCGGGTTCGACCACTTGACCATGGTCGGGTAGTCCACACCGTTCTTGTTGACCCCGAGCATGATCGGGTAGCCCTTGAAGCCCCGAACGATGCTGGCGGTATCCGTGGCTACCCAGTCGCCTCCCATGAGGGAGTAGAGGGAGTCGTTGCGGATGTTCCGGACGTACGGGCGCATGCCCTTGCGGGCCAGGATGGAGACCCCGGCGACCTGGGCGTGCGTCCAAGGATTGTCGTTGGTGACCTGCCCCGAGGTCGGGGTCTGGAAGGACATCGCATTGCCAGGGTAGGCACGGATGGTTCCATCGTTGTCGGCCACGAACACTGTCTCACCGGCAATGGGATCGGTGTAGCTGCCGACAAAGCGAGAAGCGTTAGAGCTACCGCCTTCCGCAGAGTTGTAGAGGGCCGAGTTGGCATCGAAGGTCCCCGTGCCCGCATCGTACGAGAGCGTCGAGCGGATCGGGTTGAAGAGTTGCTTGAAGACTGGAGCGCGTTGCACGCGGCCTTCGGAGAAGATGACGTTGTTCGCCGCCGAGTAGGCATTGGGCGGCAGGTCATACGGGCTGGCGTCGGTGATAACCCCCACGCCCCCCAATTGGCGAAGCGGGAGGTTTGCCATTTACAGTTTCATGATGAAGGCGAGAGCCAGGTACGGAGGGAGACAGGAGTGCGTGTGATCGCCCACCTGGTTGATCGTGTGGACGTGCCCCTGGGGAGTCACAGCGGAGACCGCGGTCGTCGCCGGGTCCACGCCTGCGGCCACCTGGAGCGAGGTGCTCTGGAGGTTGGCCGTGGTCTGGTTCTCGGTGTGCGTGTGAGCACCGCCGAAGCCCGAGGTAGCCGAGCCACCTACAGCGGAGACCGCATAGTCGCCCCCTGCCCCGACCACGAAGCGCCCACGGAGATCCGGGGTCCCTTGGGTCCCATCACAGAGCGCGTAGCCTGCGGGGACCGCCGTGGTCGCACCGGACCACATGAGGATCACTCCTTGGGGCACCGGGTTGTTCAGTTGGGTCGGCGTGAGGGTGACCGGGGAGTCCAGGTGCGGGAAGGTGTTCAGCAGGCAAGACTTGATCATCCGGAGATGGTCGTCGGCCTGGGACACTGAGTCAGTCGACAGCGGGTTGGCTGCGACCAGTTGCGTGATGTACTGAGCGGATTCGATAGCCATGGCTTACACCTTCATGATGAACGCCAGGGCGTAGTAAGGAGGACGGTTCTCGATAGCCGCACCGTTGCCGACCACACCAGTCCAAACGTTGTGGGTGTGCGCACCCGAGGGATTCGTGACGAAGTCGTGGGCGTGACCGCCTGCGGGGTTCGTGGGCGACTGGTAGCGGCCCGAGGAGTAGCCCGTGCCGACCGAGACATTCGCACCACCGTTGTCGCCGCCTGCCTGGACCGAGCCGAGGTTCTGCAGCGAGTGGGTGTGGTCACCGACCCAACCGGTGTTTCCGGTGTGTGCGTGGGACCCTTGGGAGTCCATGGCCGCATCGTGGGCGTGCGGGGGAAGCTGTGCGGTCGAGAGGTAGTTGAGGGCAGCGCCCCCGGTGTTCCCTACCGGATACGACCCACCAGTACCGACGATGAAGCGGTCCCGGAGATCCGGGGTCCCGATGTTGCCCGAGCCATCCGAGCGGGGGACCACCTGGCCGTTACACAAGGCCCAACCTGCGGGGATCGAGCCGCTCGACAGGTTGCACCACATCGAGATGAGGCCAACGGGGGTTCCGTTACTCAGGTTCTCATGGGTAGCGGTCACCACTCCCTTGACGTTCGGGAAGGTGTTCTTGATGGTCGACTTGAGCAGTCGGAGGTGGTCATCGGCGTATGCGATGGGATCCGAGCCGACCGGGTTGGTCGCTACGAGATCGGAGATGTAGGTGCCTGTTTCGAGTGCCATAGGGGACGTGTGCCCCGAGGGCACTTAGGAGTTCTGAGGGGGGAGGAGATGGGGAGTGAACTGCGCAACCATTCTCTGGAGCGAGTAGCACATGGGTTCGCCGTTGGCGGCTGCAGGGTTGAAGCCTGCGTAGTCGATGATGTCCAGGGCTGCGTGGCAGCACTCATGGACGAGCACATCCACCCCGGCACCAGGGCGCACCCAGATGACGATCACGTCGAAGGCGGTGCCCCAACAGAGGCCGAGGGATTCTTCGCGGCCCTTGAGGTTGAGGTCGAACTTCTTGCCGAGCGCCTCGAGGGCCTTGTCGTCCTGGGTGAACCACACCTCGCGGCCCCATGGGTGGGCCAGGTACTTGTGGACGTTCTTCATGATGAGGCGGGGGTCGGAGTTGAGATTCTTGTACAACTTTGGGCACCCCCGGGGGTACGGGGGGTACTTGAGGAAAATGGGGTCGGGGTACTTTGGGGACCGGCGGGGGGCCTTAGGGGGGTCTGTGTTTTGGGCGGAAGACACCCACTGAATAGGCTCAACAACAACAACAACGCGGAGAGCTTTACCGGGTTTTTTGAAGCGGGTTCAGGCAGAGCACAGGGGGTACCTGGCAGGCAGGCAGGGAGCGCAGATCGACAGCACTCGAGCGGACTGCATCGCAAGTGCTTGATTCTTAACGGATTGCATCAGATGGACTATCTAACGCATGGTGATCAGGTGCGAATCCAGGGGGAAAAGCGGCCGTGTCGGGGCCGTGTCACGCGTCCTGGTGATCGTTGCGGGCCTGGATGCAATGCGATGGCATGGCGTGGCGCATACGCGACAGGTGATCACGTGGGGAAAGCAAGGGGTTCCTGAGGTTGCCTGGGTTAGGCGTGGTCTCTTTACGACAGGCGCACGAACCTTTTTTCATGTGTGGGGTTGTACAACACGATCACACACGTTAAAGTGGAGTCCTGCAGCAAACGAACCGACCCAAACAAACCCAGAGGCAACCATGGCACAAAGCAAACAAGACTTCGAAATCAAGGGATCCAGAGACGCTATCGGCGTGCGCCAGGGCAACCATTACGCGAAGGCCCGCCATGCTTCCTACGCTGCCTCCAATAGCTGGCAAGCGCGTTCCTACATTGTTGGTTTCGAACGTTGCGATTACGAGCTGAACCAGGGCACTAGCGAATCGGGCGCACACTGGGTGGCCACTGGTAAGACTGAAGACTTCGGCAAGGGTATCTCGCTGATCGAACCGAAGGCAGACCAATTGCCTGCCCTGCCCGAAGAGATCGTGATCCCTGCGGACGCATGGGAACCGGTGGCGGACGAAGTCGTCGTTGCTAACGATAAGGCCCTTCTGGCAGGCAAGGCCACGCCGACACTGGACAGCCTGGTTAGCAAGGCAGACAAGGCCCCTAACGGCTATATCGTTTATCGTGGTCCGTCGTTGCTTGACGGTGCGCCGATTGTTGTCGTTGCGATCACTGCCAGCACGAATGAAAAGACGGGGAACATGGTTCAGACGTACATCATGCGTGATGATGTGAAACCTACCGATGCTTTGAAGACTGGCGAAGACTCGAGCGTATGCGGTGATTGCAAGCACCGACCCATTAACGGTGGCGCATGTTACGTGCGAGTGTTTCAAGGCCCGCTAGTGGTCTGGAAAGGTGTTCACCTTGGACGTTATCCGGTGGCCACGCCTGAACAAGTGGGCAAGATGGTTGCGGGCCGTATGGTCCGTCTGGGTTCCTATGGTGATCCCATGGCAGTCCCTGCGAACGTATGGGAAGCGCTCACGGCTCACGCCGAAGGCCACACTGGCTATTCGCACCAATGGCAGAACGAAGGCATCGACGAAGGCCACAAGGCCCGCGTGATGGCCCTGTGCATGGCATCGGCAGATAGCGCCGAAGAGGCAGAAGCGGCACGCCTGGCCAACGTTCGTTACTTCCGGATCCGGACTGCGGACGAAGCCGTATCCAAGGGTGAATTTGTGTGTCCTGCTAGCGAAGAGGCAGGGAAGCGTAAGACGTGCGCAACATGTGGCGCATGCAATGGCACGGACGATAAGGGGTCTGCGAAGGCTAGCCCGGTGATCGTCGTACATGGTCCGACTAAGTCGCGTTTTGCTGTCCAACGTTCTGCCTAACGGCTGTACAACACACAACACTGTCGTACGGGGCAAAAATGATCAGAAGAGTTATCGGCCAGGCATCAGGGGTAATTGGTGCCCTGGCCATCCCTCGCGTTGATTGGGCTGTGCTGGCGTTCAGTACGGCTGTAATTCTCTGCCTGGTCGGATGTGCCGGGCTTGTGTTGGCTGTTTATCTTTGAGGTACGTATGACACTTGAGCAAATTGTGAATGCCCTGCAGATCCTGCGGACTGCTAGCGGGATGCCGTGCGCCACTTACACCAATGGGACGTTTCAAACGTGCGCCCATCCTGTAAGCCAGTAACGCAGGCGTTAGAGGCCTATGCGCGGGCCAACAAACCCACAGCTAACCTGATCCACGAACTAACCCAGGCACTAGCGCACGAACTAGCGCAGACCATGGGCGGACAGGTAACAATCACACTTCCGGGTAATGTCCGGATCACCAGGGGTAACCAATGAAGCGCTATGTGTTTCGATTGCAAATGAGCAACCCTCGCCTCAAGTCTGTCGAATGGGAGTGCTATGCGCACTACACCTGGCAGGCCTGGAGAAGTCTGACGGAAAGATGCGAAGACATCGCGTTGGCGCGAACCATTGAGATCGTACAGATTGCAATTGACGAGTAACGGACACACAAGGGGTAACTGATGAAAACTCTATTGGTCAAAGTCGCGGCCTGGCACGGGATCACATGGGTTCCTGCGGACTGGCTCAACCCTGATTACGTTCCGATTGTGTACGACACTAGCGAAGATTTCGCGCCTTACTGCGACATCGCGTTCCACTCGCTCTAATGTCGGCA